CTTGTATTCAGCATACACAGCCGCTTCACGTGCTTCTTTAGCCGCTGTTTCGCCTTTAGACTGAGCGCGTTTAGCTTCTTCGTAATCACGAGTAGCCCGTGTCGCCGCAATCTGAGCTTCTGTCTGTGCGCGAACACCAGACTTATCTTCAACAGGAGGCTTGGTATCCGATTTAGGAGGCTCCCCAGCAAGCTGCACAAGATCAGCCGGCTTTTCTTCCCGTTTAGGAGTTTTGAAAGTGGCAGAATAGCTATCAGCAATTGCTTCATTATTTGAAGATGGATCGAAAGCCATGATTACCCCGCAACAAATTTAGCAAGTGCGCCATACATACTCATAGCAGCCTGATTAGCTTGCTGAGACAAATTAATGCCAATCTGCAAGCCCTGTTGCTGACCCAGCAAATTAGTTGTAATAGCTTGGTTAGCAAGCGTATTGCCTGGGCCAATCAATTGCAGAGCCTGAGTGATCTGAGTTGATAAAGCCTGTTGAAGAGCAGCTTCTTCAGCCACAGCAGTCTGAACAGCACCGACGCCGCCAGAACGCGACTGAGACTGTGCCAGACGCGCTTGCATGGCTTGGAACGCTTGCTGGTTAGTTGCCGTCAAACGACCCTGATTAGCCTGAGCCAAAGCAGAATAGCCAGGTGTCAGCAAAGGAGCAGCAAGGTCTTTCTGCTGTTGAGCCGCAGCAGCCGCATTAGCCTGATACTGGGCTTGCAACGCCTGAGCCTGTTTAAGAGCTTCATTCTGTTGCTGACGGCCCATCAGAGCACCAATGCCACCAATACCGAGCTTGGCAAGGTCTCCAAGGCCCAGCTTACCAAACATGCCTTTATCTTCGCCTGTTTGAGCCTTAGCAACATCTTCAGACGTTTGCTGAACCTGTGCTGGCTGACCACCTTCGGTGTAATAATCAACAGCCTCTTGCGCTGTTGCGCCACGAACAGGAGGCAATGGAACACCTGTAGGAGACGTTACCATGCCAGTTGATTGATCGCCGCCGCCGAATAACCGGCCCAAATTAAAGTCACTTGTAGACAGAGCAACATCGTAAGGGCTTGCTTGAGTTTGTGCGCCTAAGCCACCAGCAAATTCTGACGCATAAGGCACGTCGTAAGCCAAGCCAGTAGGAGACGCAAAAGTGCCTTGCGAACTTCCATACCCAGAAACAGTGCCAGGAGACTCGCCACCGTAATAAGTCGGGCTGGTATAAGCCGGTTCTTGGGCAAACGTGGGGAGGCTAACAGGTGCTTCAACAGGGGCAGCCGCAGCAGGAACATCAAACGTAGGGTAATCAAATCCATCTTCGCCGAAGAACTCAGGCAAGCCAGTGTCAGGGTTGATAGAGCCAGAACCACCTTCACGCTTTAAACGAGCAGCTTCTTTAGGCGAGATATGGGCAAGGATAGTGTCACCCTTACGGCCTTTAGAGCGCAGGATCTGGGCAAGGGGCTTCAATGAATCTGTTTTCAACACACTAGCAAGACTACGAGACATTAGGCCCAACCTCCGCGCCGCCTTTTAGCGATTCCACATTCCATACGTTAGACTTTGGTTTATCGCTCTCGCCAGAACCAAACACAGTACTAGATGGACTATATCCCATTCCAGGTGCAATGGACAGAGCAGACCCCATAGGCGCACCCGTGCCAAGAGCCTGACTGGCTGTTGTTCCAGATGTTGTTGGTTGGTAAGGAGTTTGAGCAGATGCACCTTTTGTTTGAGCTTTCTGATCAGCAGGAAACGCAGCACTGAGACCAAAGCCTAAAGCACCACCTAGTGCTGACGTGCCCGTTGAACCAAGCCCTAAAGCATTGCCAGCAGCCGCAGAGATACCCCCTGTTGCACCGCCGAGCAATGCACCGCGCAAAGGGTCTCCCCCTCCCAGAGCCGCTCCTAACGCGCCTGTAGTTGCACCTGAAATGCCCCTTACAGCTCCAGCACCTAATGCAGCACTATCTCCTAGAGTTGCAGTTCGGACTGGTCCTTGAATACCTTCACCTAGAGGAACATCTGCGCCCAAGGCACCTCCTACTACGCCAGAAATAGCAGAGCCAACACCCGCAGTAACTCCTCCCGTCAAAGCACCTTTAAGAATATCTCCACCTGAAATACCAGCATTAATTGCCCCAATACCGGTACCAATAATGGTTTGACCTACAATTGAACCAACTGTTGTAGCACCTACAACTGTAGCTGCCGCTTCAGCACCAAGTAAAGCAGCCCCAATAGGTGCAGCAAGGCCAGCCGTTGCTATTGTTGCAACAACTGCAACGGCCATTCCAATAAACTTTTTTATTTTTTTAAACCAACCCATTTTAAAAACTCACTTCTATAAAATACATAGGAGTCATTTCACGCCCATCATAAACCATTTCTTGTTTAATATTAACCGGCAAACCAGAAGATTTCATTAATTCTACATCGTCTATATCGTCTGTCTTAGCAATAAATTTGTTATATCCCATTTGTTTCAATGTGTTAGGAAGAATTTTGATTCGTTGAGCGGCTTCGTTAGGTTCAATTGTAAATGGAAAAATTTCTACAGTTCCTTGAGGCAATTTCTGACCGCGACTATTAACGAGGTTTACCAAAAAAACTGTTTTGTAAATTTGAACAATTTTACTCACGTTTCCTTGAATAGCGCGAGCCAAATTGTTAACAAATTTCTCAGATTCTTGAGGACTAAAACCACCTTCAGTCAAAGATTGTTTCATTATATTAAGAGAAGTAAATTGAGTAGGCTGATCTGCCTGCCCACCTTTTGGCATTTTTAAACTTTTTTCGCCTTCAGATTTTGCTTTAGGCTGGATAAGAGGTTCGACCATTAGCTTAACCCCAGTGCGTTGACGATTTGTTGGTGAGCAAACACATGCTGTGCCAACCACTCGTAGAAATCATCTTCTTTTTGAAAGTCGGCATCCAACATATTGAATGGATTAGACAATCCAAGTTGAGCTGCATAATACTGATGTTCGACCTGATGCGCTAGCAGCCAGTCATCTAGATTGTTTGGATCTGCGGCATACAAAGGATAAGCAGGGGCAACCAAGCCTTGCTCGAAGAACGTGTCACGAAATAATTGGTGCTGCGTAGAGTTCTCAAACAAGAAAGCATCTAGCCCCTCCGTATCTCCAAACTCAACAATTGAAAGCACATCAAAGTTCATTTGTCAGCCTTACGATCCAGCTTGTCAAAGATCTGCTTCAAGATGTCTTTGACCTCAATAATGTCCTGCCGATAATCATCCTTGCTAAGGTACTCGGTATGCACCTCACGTTGGAAGGCGTTCATTTCGTCTTGTAGCTTACGAATGCTCTCCCAGATCACTCTGAGTATCCAGCCAATAACAGCACCAGCTCCTGAGATAATCAGATTGATCGTATCTTGAGACATTATTCACCTGTAATTTCCACTGGAGGCACAAACTCATCTAAAATAGGATCGTATGTATAACCAATCCCAGCATAATTCTTACGGAAGTTAGCGTTGTAAGATGTCTGTTTCCAATTTGTGTACCCGCCAGACCATTCAGTCAGAAACGCAACACCAACGGCTTCGCTTTCTGGAAAAGGCAAATTGCTTAGCGTTTCGTTGCTAACAACAATGACATCCGTCACAACATTAGCGTCATCTAGTTTTGCAAAATGACCCATGTCTCACCTTACGCTGTGTATGTACCGTTGCCGGTAAATTTCAAAATAGTATTGGAGCCGCTTGTGGTAATTGTAGGAGAACCAGTTGTGGTTCCGGTATAATTAGCAGTTGGAATGGACAATATAACTACACCTGATCCGCCAGACGCGCCACCTGTAGCACTTCCAGACCCGCCGCCGCCGCCACCCGTATTTGCAGTTCCTGCGGTTGCGTTAGCATTCAGACTTCCAGCCCCGCCGCCGCCAGTACCGCCAGCACCTGCTGCGGAATAATTACCATCGCCACCGCCACCGCCGCCTGCGTAATATACTGACGATCCTGTAATACTTGACGCCAAACCAATGCCGCCATCACCCGCTTTTGTTGCGCCTCCGTTTTGACCAACTGCGCCTGCTCCACCGCCACCGCCGCCTCTTGCATCATTTGGCGCAGCACCGTCACCACCATTATTGCC